TTGATACTTAGTTATGTCCATTTGGGCACTTAAGGAGAGATGCACGTGGCAACATTTGCAAATACATTAAGTCCGACACCATTTGGTGCTTTTGATTCTGATACAGTCTTTCAAACAGAAGCTGACAACATGGTCACTTTTGTTAAAAGAAAGCTCGGTGATGACATATTGTCTGTTGAGCTTACCAAAAAACAGGTCTGGGCCTGCTTCGAGGAATCTTTCTTCCAGTATGGTCAAATTGTAAATGAGTACCAAGCCAGATCACAGATATCAACTTTTCTTGGAACTGCAACAGGTTCAATGTCGGGATCAGAACAAAAATACCCAAGAGATACTCTAGAGTTCTTGGCAAGGCAAGCAGAACCCTACGCGTTCGAAGCTTCAGTTGGAGGAAGCTATAATTCATTATCTGGATCCATTTCGCTTATCGCAGGGCAACAAGACTATGACTTATATGACAACTTGAAACAAGACGATGGCTCTCTTTTGTTTGATTCCCCACTTAATGTATACAGTACAAGAATGAAGATACAAGAAGTATTTCACTTCAACCCGCAGGCAGCCTATCGATTCTTTGACACAACGTCAGCTATTAATTACCTTAATAATGAATTCTCTTTTGAATCATTTACTCCTGAAACAATGTTTTATGTTCTACCAGTTTTCGAAGACATACTTCGTGCTGGTCAAATGAATGTTTCTCATAGGGTTCGAAGATCTAATTACTATTACAAGGTAATTGGAACCAAGATTAGGATCTTTCCAATGCCCACCGGTGATCAAACAAATAGAAAGCTTTGGGTCCGTGTAGGTTTTGCACCTGATCCTTTAAATCCACCTTTTGCTGACGGAACTATTGAGGGTGTCTCAAATCTATCTAACATTCCTTTCGGCGACTTGCAGTATGAAAGAGTGAATAGCATCGGCCGCCAATGGGTAAGACAATATACACTTGCTTTATCAACTGAGCTCCTCGGCCATGTAAGGTCGAAATTTGGAACAGTGCCTGTCCCTAACTCTAGTGTGACATTAGACGGTTCAGCCCTAGTAACACAAGGCAGAGAAGATAAGAAAGATTTAGTAACTAAACTTAGAGAAATGCTTGATTCTCTTACTTACGATAAAATCATTGAAATGAATGCTACAAAATCAGAGAATATTCAAAAACAGCTCAAAACAATTCCGGTTCCAAACGGAAGAGCAATTACAATGGGGTAGGTTAAAAATTGGCAAGGCTTTTCATTACACCTAGAGAGATAGACTTGGTCAATGACTTGACCAAAGAGCTCATAAAAGATGTTGTAGGTCAGAAGATCTATTACTACTCTATTTCTTTGTCAAAGACTAAGATAAATGAACTTTATGACGAAGCACCTGAGAAAATATTTGACAACCCAGTCGAAATAAATTGCTTTGTTAGCTATAAAGAACCCACGTATAAGTCAGGTAAGTTCGGAATCGATGAGATGGCAAATATCGAGGCTTATATACAAAAAAGAGATTTGATTGACAAGGGAATCGTGATTGACGTGGGAGATTTCTTCTCTTACGGCGAAGTTTTCTTTGAGATAACCTCAGCTACAACAATGAAGAATTTGTTCGGTCAAATCGAGCACGGTGAAGGCTTTAGGATTCTTGGTAAGCAGGCACGTAAAGAGCAGTTTCTTACACATGTTATCGGACCAACAGATGAAAAATACAGTGATCCTGATGCTGTTCAAAAAACATTCGTTCAACAGCGAGGGTTTAAGACTAATGAAGAGGGCGTCACTGGAGATGTTCGTGCGCTCCAAGAAAAAGGTGTTCTTGAGAAAAATGCTTCAGGTCCTCATCAAGTTTCGCCCAAGGGTGATGACTCCGGTGCAGGCTCTGCTTTTTATGATGAGTGAGTAAGAAGATGTCAACTAGAGATAGCTTAAAAAAACCAGGCGGCGCCAACCAATTTATCCCTTCAGGCTTAGAGGGTAATAATATCCCGACTGATTTTCATCTACCTCCTTGCGGGTTAGAAGATATTGACAAAGCATTCTTTAATCTTTTCGACCAGCAGCTTAATTTCAATGTTGAAAATAAAAGCAAAACGCTTACAGTCCCTGTTGTTTTTGCCACAGGTGAAAGATTTGCAATTGTAAAAAGACGAAAACCAATTCGGGACTCCGCAGGTGCCCTGATTTTACCAGTAATCTCTATTCGACGAACAGGAATCGATCAAGCTCCGTCAACAGAAAGATTGGCAGACGTCGGCGACTTGGTTATCAAGAAAAGATTAAGTAGCAAAGATCCGAGATACCAAAACTTGCTGAACAAGCCCAGTTTTAAAAATCAGGATAACGTCGCTGATTCTTCACATAATCTTAACAGCGCTAATCCAAAATCTTCCGACCCAGGAACAGTTAGTTCCCGCCGCCCCCGATCTCAAGAAACTGTAGATGTTCAAACCGGAAAATTGCTTGCCCCGGACTTAGGTAACAATGTTTTTGAAATCTTAACCATACCTTTCCCTCATTTTATATCTGTGAGTTACGAGGTTACATTCTGGACACAATACATGTCACATATGAACCAACTTATAGAAAAGTTCGTTAGTTCATACACAGGGAACAGGAATCAATTTAGAATCGAGACAGATAAAGGGTACTGGTTTGTAGCTTATCCGGCAAATGAAGTTCGAAGCGGAGATAACTTTGATGACTTCTCTCAAGAAGAGAGAATTGTTAGGTATACGTTTAATATGACAGTACCTGCTTATATTGTCGCCACACAAAATCCAGGCCAAATGTCACCAATAAGAAGTTATGTTTCTGCGCCAGACGTAAGCTTTGATATGTACACAGCAAATGCTGAAATTGTCAACCACCCCCCGCGATTACCCAATCCTACGGGTGATATCAGCAAATTCACACTGTCAGATATTGAACAAATAAATCCAGCCGGCAACGAAGTAGAAGACCCAAGAATGACTTACTTAAAAGCAGTAAACAAGATTAGGAATCCTTTCTCTGGAAAAGATGAAATTGAGTACTTAAAGGTTCTTACCCGAAATCAACGTCAAGGTGAGACTGTTGTCAGCGCACGAATAATCGATAAGATTGGTGAGATCTAAGGACATTTGAGTTCTCCCTCTATAATTATTATGTTAATATAGCGATCGCTGCACAGGAGATTAATCACATGGCAGAAAAGACTTTTAGATCTCCCGGGGTATTTCAGCAGGAAGTGGACGCAACTCAACGTGTTAGTCCACCTCTTGGAACACCCGCGGGAATTATTGGACTGTCACAAAAAGGCCCCGCATTCGTACCTGTTACTGTGACAGAAGAATCATTCAAAACAAAGCTTGGGTCCTTAGACTCAAAAATGTTCGGCCCATATGCAGTTAATGAATTTTTAAAGCATAAAGATGCTGTAACTTATGTGAGAATTCTAGGCGGAGGTTCTAATTCATCTTCGTCGGATATTTCAACAACTGAGAATCAGGGATCTGTGAAAAATGCTGGTTTTGTTTTATCACCTGTGACAACAGATCCCAGGCAAGTAAAAGGAGCAGTTCAAATTCTCGCTGCAAGACACTATGTGTCGGCTTCTGAGGTTTATTCTCCAAGGTACTTTACTGACAACGATTCTTTTCCTAGTGGAGGAGCTGATGGATTTGTCAATCTCGTAAGAGCAGTTATCTTTACTACGAATGATTCAGCAGTAGGTGTGCTCAGCGGCTCAGAATTTGCTAGTGCACTTAATTCTTTAGATCCAGCTGTGGGTGAAACGGCAACTCTTGGATCTGCTGGAACAATGCTGAATAAGTTTAAATTGTTTGTTTCATCTTCATCTGATTCATTTTCAACAACTGATTCACAGGCAGGTGTTAAGGTATTTACAGCATCACTGGATCCTCGTGACAAAGATTATGTTAGAAATATTTTAAATACTAATCCTGATAAATTCGAAGAAGAACAGCATTTGCTCTATGCAGCATATGATGTACCCGCTTCAATTGCGACTGTTACAAATAGTGGCGTGGGTGTTGCAATGCTTTCAGGATCTTCAAACATCTCAGGGCATAATCCCGCCGGCGACACGTTTTTAAATGCTTTCGGAAGATTTGATACACGATATACAACGCCAAGAACAACTATGTTCATATCACAGCCTTATGGAAACAAAGAATTTGACCTATTTTACTTCGAGGCTTTGGATGATGGAATATATGCTAATGATAAAATTAAAATTTCAATTGCTAACGTCAAAGGGTCAACTAACCCGTTAGATCCCTACAGTACATTTACGGTTTTTGTTCGTAAATACGATGATACTGACAAATCTCCTGAGATCCTGGAGCAATATCCTAGGTGTACTCTCAATCCTGACTCTGAGACATTTATTGGTACCATGATTGGAGATAGAAGGCTCAAGTTTAATTTTGACGCTGTAAATGAAAACGAAAGAAAGCTATACTCTGTCGGAACCTATCCTATCAAGTCTAACTTAGTGAGGGTTGTCTTAAGTGATGCTCTTAAAAGCGGCGAAGTTCCCAAAGATAGTCTTCCTTTTGGCTTTGAAGGCCTCCCAGTACTTAAGACAAATGATTCTTTGACTGATATACCTACAGGATTTTCAAGATTGTATGCAGATGGATTCGAGACAGGAACCCCAGGATCTATGCAGATATCAGGATCTATTCTTCCTCCAGTTCCATATGTTTTCAAGATCACAAAAGGTAAGGTGTCCGAAAATAGCACTTTTGCCGGTGACCCAGGTGCATTGGAGCAAGTAGAAAATCAGCTTTACTGGGGTGTTAAGACACACTTGCTAGCACCCGATACTAAGCTTCACCCAAATGCCAGCGGTAGAGTTGGCTCAGCCCCTTTGCAGTCTAACACATTCAAGGGTTTGGATAGAGGTCTCCTCGATATGCTCAAGTTCTCGGGCATTGAGAAAATGGATGTCCTCGTCACAGGCTCAGGTCAAAATACTTTCAATAATAACAAATTTACTCTTGGGAGAGTAGCACTTTCTGCCCAGGCCGGAGACTCAGCAACAGGATTCTATAACGATACAGAAATTACCGGTTCAGCCGAGGCTTATATGAGAGAAGCAGCTTACTTAAGAGATGCCAGTCTTGATAATACTTCTTACACAGCAACAGATGGAACTCGCGCTAACAGGATTACATTGGCAACATTAGCTGCACAGACTTCTTCTGTAACATTTAACAAGTTCACTGATTACGCTAAATTTACTAATGTGTTCTATGGTGGTTTCGATGGATTTAATATTCTTGATAAAAATGCTTCAAGAATGAACGATAAGTCAATCTCTGTTGATGAAGGAGCTTCAGCAGCGTTTGTTTCTCCCGGTTTATCTTCAAATGTTGCAGGCACCGGAATAGAAAATAGTGGAATTAATTCTTATCGAGCAGCAACGCTTGCGATGCTAGATCCCTATAAGACAGATATCAATATACTTGCAATTCCAGGCGTCAGAGAGCCATTTGTTACAGATTTCGTTCTTGAGAAGAACACTGACTATGGTATGTCTTTCTATGTCATGGATATTCCGGGCTATGATAGCAGCGGAAACAGGCTTTATGATGACTCAGTTGCAAGAGTCGACGTTCAAAAAACAGTTGATAAATTCGAAGGGCGCGCCACAAATAATAGTTCTGCCGCTACATACTTTCCTGATGTATCAATTAAAGATCTTGATAACAATAGAATCGTGGATGTTCCTTCGTCGGTCATCGCAGTTGGCGCACTCGGAAACAACGATAAAGCCGCAGCTCCCTGGTATGCCCCTGCTGGATTCAATCGGGGTGCCCTAGAAAATGTAGTTTCTTCTAAATCTCGTTTAAATGCAGCTGACAAAGATGCATTGTATGATGCAAGAATTAATCCGATCGCAACATTCCCCCGCCTCAGAGGCGGAAATCCCGGGTATGTGATCTTTGGGCAGAAAACGCTCCAGCAAGCACAGTCGGCGCTTGATAGAGTAAATGTTAGAAGAATGTTACTTGATGTTAAGCGACAAATTATCAACGTCGCAAATAACTTTGTCTTTGAACAAAATACCCCCGCGCTCAGAAAGAAATTTGTTGCGCGTGTCGCTCCTCTTCTTGCTGCTGTTCAAGCCCGCAGCGGCATTGAGAAGTTCAGGGTAATCATGGACGACACTAATAATTCACGCCTAGACATTGAAGAAAATAGATTAAACGGTAAGATTATTCTTGTTCCTACAAGAGCAATTGAGTTTATTTCTCTCGACTTTGTTATTACAGATGCCGGCGCGAGTTTTAAAGACTAGATATATATGAATGATATTGGAGTTTGAGAATGGCTGAAAACATCCCAGGCGTACGAGCGCAAGAGTATGACGCTTCTAGTTCACCAGCACGTGGTGCTGATGGAATTCCTGCAGGCGTAATTGGTACTGCTTTAGAAGGTCCCGCATTTGTTCCTGTAACGGTCGGCAATTATGGCGAATTTCAACAGATATTCGGCATGACAGATAAAGTCACTGAGAAAAGCTTGTTTGGCCCAGTTGCCGCTGAGCAGTGGCTGAAAAACGCAAATGCCTTGACCTATGTGAGAGTCCTAGGCGCCGGCGACGGAAAAACAAGAAATGTTAATGACACTGTAACTAATGCAGGATTTGTTGTCGGTGAAGAGCTTCCTTTAGACACAGGATACTTGGGTAGCAATATTTATGCTAATTCAACTGATCCTAGCGCGTTAGGAAGAACATATTTCTTGGGTTGCTATATGTCAGAGTCTGCTGGCTCAACAATATTTACAGATGCCAATATTCAGACCCATCCCACCGAGCTTGCTCATCCAATTCTTAGAGGCGTACTTTTCGCAGCCTCTGGAACATCGCTGACTCTCTCTTGCTCAAACGGGACAGC